CATTACTATAAAATCGCTTTTTGAAATTTCTTTTGCTTCATATTTATCAATTAAAGCATTAACTTCTTTTTCGTACCATTCTAATACTGTCATCTTATTTTGATTTATTTAGTTCGTGTTTTACTTGTTGCCAATATGTCAAATACATCGGGTGTGGTGTATAGTATACACTTCCTTTTGCAAGATATATGTCATCAAATGCTAAATCTTCTTTTCTGCTTTTCATTATTTCATCAACAACAAAAATTGCATTTGATACACCTACTGCATCTATTAACTGAACTGCTTTTTCTTTTGGTGTCATCTTATTTTGATTTAAAAGGATGTAATTTCAACTCTATCTTTCCTTTATGCTTGGACTTCTCTCCTGTAAAATGTAAGCCTGATACTTTTCCGTATATTTTTTTACCTTCATTTACAAAGAAAATAATACTGCCTAAATCAGGGCTGCCCATTTTTTTATATGTATCTTCTGTAAAATATCTTTTCATCTTATTCTTATTTAAAGGTTAAAAAGTGCTCGTCTTTCCGAGCCGTCAGCGTTCTATATCTATTGAGAAGTTCCGCCTATACTCTATTTAGTTCGTGTTTGCATGAATTTTTCCAAATTTTGCATGCTGTTATTTAGTTCGTGTTTTACTCGCTCAGTTCAAAATACGCTTCATAGTTTATATCAACCCATGATGGATTGCCATGCCCGAAATCAATGTCTTTGATTCTCTGCTCTTTCTCCATTTCTTTGGCTTTAGCAATATCTGAACTATGCAATACTCCGTTTTTTGCTAATTGCTCAACCAACCATTCTACTGCTGTCATCTCATTCTGATTTAAAGGTTTATCATTTCGTTGGTGTCAACAATATGATTTATTTAGTTCGTGTATTGGTATAAATTAGCGTTAGCATTACGCAGATATAACACAATGCCCATTGTATTAAAAACATCTTATTCTGATTTAAATTTTTCATTGTAATACTCAAGTCCACTCTCAAACTCTTTGCCCGTCTTTTTAGAATAGAAGTAATTGTAGTCACCATCTTCAAATGCTTGGGCAATTATCTTCTTCTCCATTTCTTTGGCTTGTTGAAAGATTTCATCTCTACTTCTTGAATCTCCATTTCCATTTTGTCTGTCAACTAATTGTTGATTAAACCATTCTACTGATGTTAATTGTTTTGTTTCCATTTTTATTTTAGTTTAAATTGTTACTTATTCTGATTTAAAGGTATGTTTTTGTAGTTCCTTGAGGATAACTATTTGCTGTTGATGTAGTTAAATTGCCAATTATTAATTGTTTTTTCTGCTTTTCCATTTCTTTAGCAAATCCAATCATTGCATATAATACATCTTCTCTGTCATAAATAATTCCAAAGTTCTCATCTAAATATTTTTGTGCCTTTTCTTTTGCTGTCATCTTATTCTGATTTAATTTAAAAGATTAATTGATATGTGCATATATCCACAAAATAAAACTATACACATAATTAATAGTACAAAAAATAGTATTTGTTGTGCTTTATCTTCCATTTTTTTATGATTTAAAGGTTAAAATATGCTCGTCTTTCCGAGCCGTCAGCGTTCTATATCTATTGAGAAGTTCCGCCTATACTCTATTCTGATTTATTTAGTTCGTGTTTTACTTGCTTCTCGGTAGCCGTCTGAATATCCTTTGACGTAATGAAGCTCAATCTCTTTTTTAATTCTCGTTAAATAAAGCGTTGCATCCATCAACTCCTCGAGCAAGTGGTTTATCCATTGGTCAAGCGTTAGGTCTTCTCGGTCTAATGTAGTTCCGTATTTTCGTAAGCCAGTAGCAGAGCGTTCCGCATACTTTGCCATTACGGATAAAACTACTTTGTCAGTTACTTCTTGGTTCATAGTTCGTCTTTTTGTATTGGTCGTAAGTCATAAGCAATGCAAATCAATCCTAAGAATGTCATATCTGAGATGACAAATGGAGTTGTATACCTCATTACAATTGCATCAACAATTGGTAACTTAACATCGTGACTTTTTAAATAATCTTCTAAGTTTTTTCTTGCTTCTTCCTTTGTCATAGCATTTGAATTAGTGCGTTATAATACTCTCGAGCAAGTTCAATCTTTTCTTTTATCTGCTCAATTACTTGTTCGTCTTTTTGTACGTAGAAAACCTTTACTCTGCGATTCTTTGGTATGTGTGAAAACTGATGCTTACTCTCTACCTCCTCACGTAAATCCATATCCTCGTCAAGTTTGTGAAGTTTCCAATGCGCTCTGCGGATTTCATCCTCTACCATTTCGATAGGAGTATCGACAAGGCAGTAACAAAGCATTGACTGTTGCTTGCCAGTAAGCCACATATAGCCCTGAAGCTGATAGAAGTAGTCTTTGTTAGGTATCTCGGTATCAAAAAACGGAAAGGTAGTAGCATCCCAAGAGCTTTTAACGTCTAATAATACATCATCCGTGTTTACGTCAGGTGTTCCTGTTATCCAATCGTTCTCAAAATACTCCTCGTTCTTGTAGATAAATTTGACATCTAAGACATCATTTACCAACGAGATAGACTCATCTTCAACTGCGTTTCCTTTGTCCGTGTAACGGCTTGAAAACTCCTTACGGATACCGTATTTATGCTCAAGAACTAACTCGTGTATGTAAGTTTTAGCAGTCTGAGATAAGAACTCGCCTTTAGAGCGAGGTGTAGCCATCAGTTTTCCGATGGCACTACACCTAATTTTAAGAGTCTTCATAGAGCGTTTAAGATGTCGATTTGACCATCAGTTAATGCAAACGATGCTTCAAGTTTCTCACGCGTGTATTCGCCTTTGTGAATAGCCGTTACTGCTGCTTGAAAACGCTTTTGGTCTATCGCCGGAAGTTTCTTTTCAGTTTTAACTTGCTCTCCTGATGCGTCCGTGTCTTTGTCGGTTACTAATCCAAGTGCCGAACTGAGTGCATATCTGCGGTAGTAGGTCACACCTGAACCGAAAGACTGAAAGTCATTCATACCTTTTAACTGAACGTAAGGAATAGCTACAAGGCTTTCGATGTGTTCTCCTGATTCGATGTGGAATACCATCGTAGCAATGTAGTTGACATCATACTTTGTGTGTAGAGTCTGAGTGAATCCAAGTCCGTGTTTTTTTAGCAACGGATTGATTACCTCAAAGATTTTAGGAAGGTCAGCGTAAGAATAGCCGTAGCCTTGTGTCGCCTTGTGAATTACAGGCACTTCTTGTTGGAATGCAGCCAACGATTTTAATAAATTCTTCATAGCGTAAAAATTAAAAGTTTAGACAAAGATATAAATTATTTCAATTCAGATACTTTTTTCTTATATTTTTTTATCAATTCCTGTAACTCATCGTTTGTATACTTTCGTGTTTGGTTAGCACGTTGGCTTAAAGCGTCCAATTTAGCCTCTCCGATGCGTTTAATTAAGCCCTCACGATAGTTCAGTAGGTTGCCGTGCTTGAATTGATTACAAGTGACGCATTGAGCGTGTACGTTATACTCATCGAATGTGACTGCTTTGTGTCCTCCCATAGAGTAGAAATGCCCTGCGTCGTACTTTGAGCCGAGTTTTGAGCCGCAACTGATGCAAGGTTGAGCTTTATCCCTGAGCCTGATGTATTGGTTGAATACCTTTTGAGCTTCTTTAAGCCAATCAGAGTTCGTCTTTATGTCGTTCTTCATACGGATTTTAGTCTGCTTCCACATCTTCTCTTTGGCTTCAGCTACAAAAGCACGGACACACTCGTCTTTTAGGCAGTATTTATGGTTGAAGCGGATAGGCTCAAACTTCTCTTTGCAGTTTTTACATTTCATAATCAAAAATTGACGTCTGATTTACATCTGATTTCTTAATTATTCCTAATGCAGTCTCAAGAATAGTTTTACCTGCTTCATAGTCTACCAGGTTACGGGCCATTTTAACAACACTTTGCTCTCCTTTATATTGTTTAAAATCGTAATCGTGAAACTCGCATAATCCTTTTAATTCGTTTTTTGTTGCACTAATTGCAAACCGCCTATCTTGTAAATCATTTGGCAAAATGAAATTAGTCCAATACAAATGACGTCCTCTTTTTTGAGCAGGTATTAATGGCTCGTAGTATGGAATAACATTCTCAACAATAAACTTTCCCGTCTTAAAATAATGCTGCAAAAACAAGATTTCTTCGTAAAGTTTTAAATCTGGATAAATTGCATTAACTGATGTATCATAGTTTGAACTACTCCAATACCTGGCTCTTGAATGACTTGGACAAGGAGGAGAACTCCATATAATATCAAATTCTTTGTAATGGTCTAACAAGTATTGATGTGCATCCGCAACAACTACTGTGTCGTTAGGGAATCTTTCTTGATATAAACGTGCAGCTTCAGGGTCAAGTTCTACTGCAGTTATTTTTAAATTGTCAGAAACCTCATCCCATTTGTAACGGTTACCACCTAAGCAAGCATATAAGTTTAAAATCTTCATAGTGTTCGTGTTTTTATAGCGTTATCGACTCGTCAATCCATTGGCGAAATGCTCTCTGCAAATCTACCTGCTCATTCCATACCTGCTCTGCGTGTTGTTCGTCTATTCGTAAGACTGCACGGTCTGCCTTTTGAATTTCCTGAGCTAGCATATTTGCTTTGTTTTTTAGTCCTTGTCGAAAGACGGATTGGTCGTTTAAGTCTTCGATGAAGTCTGCTAATACTGGCAAAAACGCTGCTAATGCAACTAATTTCTTTTCTCTTTTCATAATTGGTTTTCTATTTGGTTATACTTTATTTGGTTTTCAAGTTCGTTTTTTTGTCGGTTCAACTCCATATTCCGATTGGCTAAAATCGTATTCTCTCTGCTTATTGCTACTGCGTGTTCATACAGGTTAGTAAGAAAGCTGATAGCCTCTAATAACTCCTCCTCTGATTGCTCTGCGCCTTTGATGTAGTCAACTGCTTCAGGTCTTGTTTTTAAGATGTTCTCTCGTGCGTTTTTTATTCTTTGCTTGATAGTCCAAAGGTTGGCACTTGTTTTGATTTTTTGTAGTCCGATGTCCATTAGAAAGGTGTTTGATTAGCTAAGTTACGAAGTTTCTCAGATGTTGAGATTATTCCGTCTTGTGGTATTTTTACCTGATTCTCTTTTTTGTAGGTTGTACCTCTATTTGCATAAACACGATTGCCTTTAATGTCAAGCATATAATACTGGTAGCGTTCAACATCCAAGAACATTTTGTATATTCCGTTTTTTGATACTCCCTTTGGCTTGCTCTTAGCAACTTTTAGATGTACTTCGTTTTTTTCTACTCCGCTGCCATCTTCATTTGCCAATCCGTAAGGAGGTCTCCACGGAATTAAAACACTAAGACCTTTTCTAAACCATACTTGACCACCTGCGAAATCTCTTGCAGTAGGAATAGGAAAGTATCTAAGCTCAGTTCCTGCTATTGACTTTCCAACTATCATCGGTTGGTCTCTGACGTGATTGATAATGCAGTTATGTCTGCCTGTTTTTCGTGCGTTTTTACGAACTATCCCAAGAATACGACTCAAATACTTATCCTCACGTCCTAAATCGCTTTGAATATACTCCTCAGTAAGTTCATTCCACGGGTCTATCGTAGTAGTATGGATAGTGATTTGCTCTTTGCGCTCAATCTCATCTACCAAATCGTAAAATTTAGTTATAGTTAAATCCTCGTCAATCGGGTCTATGACTATAAAATGTTGATTCACGAACATCTCAGCACTTACTTGCTCTCCATTTGTCATTGAGTTTTGTCCTTGAACGTATGGTTTACCAATATACTTGTAGCATAACTCTGAAAATATCTCAGCAGAGTTGCCAGTCTCAGGAGAAAATATGACGTGATTCCAACCGTGCAAACAAGATAGGTTTATTAGTATTTCAAACCATAGCTCCGTCTTTCCTGAAGCAGGTGCAGCTCCAATGTATGTCGTAGTTCCCTCTTTGATTGTAAGTGGAAGCATATCCCAATCCCAACCAATAGATTTACCTCTAACATCTTTCTCGTGTCTAATGCTAAACATCTCAGCATTTAAGTCAGTTAATCTCTTATACATTATCCATCCCAATCATTAGTTAAACCATATGCTGCGTTTATTACTGGTTTTGCCAACCAAGCAGATTCAAATCCTGCCCAAGAACGCTCAACGCAATTTCTTAAAATATAGTTTTTATCTCCTCCGTGTAATTCTACTTGACTAATAAACTTCTTAAAAGCAGTCTCAGTATTTACCGCTTTCTTTTGTTTACGCACCTGCATCCATTCGCGAGATAGCTTTTCATCAAAACCATTCTCAATCAAAGCAGATAGAAAGCTAAACTTTTGTTTAGTATATATATCTTTAGATATAACACTATCACTTACACTATCACTATCGGCATTTTTGGTATCTTTTGGTACTTTTGGTATGCGGTCGGATGCGGTCGCATTCCATCGCTTCTTTGCGTTCTCACTATTACGCTCTCGGATAGTTTCGTACTTAATTAAATCACGCTTTAAACTCTGCTTAATAGGTTCAAATGCAATCTCTACCAAAGCATTCTCAGGAGTTGGGTTTTGGTCATTAACATATTTAAGTAAGTGCTTAAATAATTTACCTGCTTGAACATCGTCAAGTTTTTCTACCGTGTGAATTATATCACAATAAAGTAGAAATGAATTTTTTTCTTTTGCCATTTTTACTGCACTAAAAAAGCCACGTCGGGTTTCGTGGTGCAGCACTACTCCCCAATGTGGCTTAAATGTTTTACTTCAGGTCTGCACACCTTGTCTACAAATATAACTAACTAATCTGCATTTTGTTTGGTTTGTTGAAAACTCATTTGATGGTCGTATCTACCCTCATTCAACCAACGTCTTATTCTGCGGAGTTTTTCTAAGTTACTGGCTTTTGCAATATCGTCAAATATATTCCGTCTTTGTCTACTAAACGTCAATGGCTCAGACATTAGCTCATGACAAGATTCAGTAATACCACGATACAATTTGTCGTTTTTTAATTCTTCGTGTTTTCGTATCGAGTGAATAATCGTAGCGTGATTGCGATTAAACATTCTACCAATCTGCGACAAGGTAAGCTGATTTGTATTGTACAATGCCCAACATAGATAATGTCTTCTAAAGACGTAGAAATGTTCTCTGCTCTTTCCGTTTAGTTGCTCGGACTCGATGTATTCTTTTACTTGTTCTAAGTTCATAGCGGTGTTACAATAAATTTTCCGTCATTAAATCTTCCTGTTTCTATCAAGTCCATTTTCTTCCAATAGCATAGACTCTTTGATGTTAATATCCACTCTTGGACTATTGCGAGTCCGACTTGGTATGTTAGTTTAAATCTCATAGCTTTTCAATTTCTTCTTTAATATCTTGTAAGTATATAAACTTGTCAAATTTTTCATTCAAATCTCCCGTAATAAATTCTCTTGCAAATTCAACTACAATCAATGCACATTCTTTTCTGTCATCATTTGTGAACTCATCGTCCATAATAACCAAACCATCGTATGAATAAATAAAATTAAACTTGTTAAACAATTCTTTTGCTTTTTCTGATGGTGTCATAGTGTGTTGATTTTAATTTCGCAAATGCGGTTATATAAATCAAAGTCAAAGTTATCCCAGTATCGTTTGAGTTGATAGTCTCTAAACGAACCAAGAGTCTTCATCATCCCATCCTTTGTAAACGTAGCACTCGTGGCAGAACTCGTGGAATAGGTCATTGGCTCGTCTAAGTAGCTCCTCAATAAGTTCTCCGATTTCTTTGATAGTTGGGTTGGTATGGAATTGAGTTGACTCCACTTGCCATTCTTCTGCGTCTTCATTGTAATTGTATTTTAGTTCGATTGTAGCTACTTTTTCATCGTCTTGTAAGGTGTAGCACTCTACCTCAATTAATCTGCTTGATATGCTTTGCGAAACGTCTGCAAACCAATATTTATTTTCCGTATTTTTCATTGTAAACTCTTTGAGCGTATTTAACATAACTTCCTTTTAGTTCGTAGCTTTTGACTTCGTGTTTTTGTACCGGAGCAGGTTTCTCAGCTCTTGGATTTGCCGTAGACACGAACCATAAAAAAATAAGCATTAAGGGAATTGCACCTAAGATACCGTGAATTAAGTCATTTTCGTCTGAATTAAGCGTTTTGTAATCGTTAATTAATTTCATAGCGTTTCTTTAATAAGTTTTAACATTAGGTTGTAAAGAGCAAAAGCGTGTTTAGTCTCTTCGTTGTCAAAGCCAAGCGCATCACGCTTAGACTTGTAGTCCTGCCAAAGTTTTTCCTCCTCAGCAAGCATCAGTTTTGTGTGTTCTTTCATAGCGTTGTTAATTATTGATATGCAAATATAGATACTCTTTCGTAATTATCAACAAAAAAGTTACATTTTTTTAAAGTTTTTTTTGATTGCCTGATTTTGCAGGGCTTTCAGACGTGAAATTTTTTGACATTTATTTCAATCTACTTACATTTTGTAAAGAAATAATGGGTAATTACTGCCACTTTTGTAATATAGTAAGGTATAAAAAGACGGAAAATCTATACATTAAGCGGTTATATGGTGTGGAATGACGGAAAATCTATACGCAATAAGATATAAAAAACGAAAAAACGGCTAATTTATATGCTATAAGATATAAAAAAAAGCCCCCGATTAAGGAGGCTCTTACGCTATGGAGTAGTGGTTAGGTGTACAAATATACTAAAAACAATGAGTCAAACGTGCAACTTGTCCAAATTCTTTGTGATGAATAAAGCCCTCGACTGCTTTAGGAACGTGAGCGTAGCCGTTTCTACTATGCCAGCTATCAGTTCCCGATGGACTTCTAAGCGATTCTACAGTAACACCGATGTAATCTTTTGACGTTTTGTGATGAACGTGGTGCGTGTAAACGTACCGATGTTTGGTCTGACTCCACTCAACAGGAAACTCGGTGGCCATCAATAGAGGCAGGTCTTGATGTTTCGCTCCATCTCCGTGAGTCGTGCCGATAAGGTTCTTTCCGTATTGGAAGCCTTTTCGATGTGCAATAGAGCAGTCAAAAGTAATGTTCTTAGCGTCTTTAAACCAAGTTTGAATAACATCAGCAAGAAAGAAGCTGTGTGTATAATCGTGATTAGAGGGATTGAAAGTGAAATGTACATCAGCCAACCCAATGAGTTTTTCAAGAATTTCAACATATAGTTTTTTAGCGATTAAGAAATTAGAGTACCACATTCCGTCCGTGTCCTGAGGAGTTCCTGACGTAGTTGTTCGTCTTGGAGTATCAATGTGCAAGATGTCGTTTCCACCTATAAACAAAATCTTGTCGATTTGGAATCCACTTGCTTTGTCTAAAATACCTTGCACACCCTCTAAGACACGTTGTACTGCGATTTGATTGTTATATACTTCTCCTACCTCGAAAGCGTCGCAGAGCTTACCTATGTGTATGTCAGCAGGGTCTATAACTAATAAGTGTCCGTCAGTTGATGGATTCCGTGTTATTGTAGGATATTTCGGTGCGTGATTACGTATCTCATCTAATATACTGGTACGAATATGCTCGTAGTTCTGCTCCTCTTCAGGCTTGTAGTTTGGATTCTTAAAGAAAAGCGAAGCCTTTTTAGATTTTAGCCATCCGTGTTTTACGTCAGCATCATTTAAGCCCATTGCGTTGGACTCTTCTTTTATCGCTCTATATTGTTCGATGATTTCAATCTCATCGTGCTTAAGGCGATAGCGATTATTTTTCCTCATAGTGGTGTTTTAGAGAACCTGAGTAGGAACTTAGTAACAAATCCCAAACCAAATCCTATAATAAATAACCAAATGTTAGGTTTTTTGTTTTTTTGCTTCTCCGTTTTCCACTTGACTACCTCTACTTTCTCAAGCATTTTTATGGTATCACGCTTTAACTTATATTCAATTCGTGTTTCTAATCGCGTTTTAGGCACGAAAGAACGCTTGTAACGAACGATTGTATCTTTTTGGACGATTATCTTCTCCCAATATATTGAATCTCTCACAGCGTATGGAATTGAGTCAATGGTTGAGATGGTTATTGTATCTCCAACCTCCTCGCATCGGTATCCTTTCTTGATTGCTTTGCGCAGATGGTAGTTGGCTGAGCATGAAGCCAAGAAAAAAATCAGTATATAGGTTGAAAATTTCACCATTTTGTCAGGTTATAGGCTTAAATTCTTGAGCATTTCAATCATTCTCGGGCAAGGATAGATGTCGCTCTTATCTTTACGCACTGAATTGTGGGTGTAGATACCTGGTGTACCTTTGAATGCTTCCTTGTCAAGTCCGAATATGTCAGAGCGGTAGTCATTTGGTATGTCATATGTCTCACATAGATACTCAACCAATTGTCTAGTGCTTTCAATCTGAGCATCGGTGTACTTGTACCAATGCTTGTATCCCTTATATGGCTCATCTAAGGTAGTTACCATTGACTCAGGAACACGAGTACCAACATAGTTGTAAAATTTACCCTCTTTCTCTTTGAGATATCCCCAATTGCACACCTCAATTCCAACTGACAACTTGTTGAGGTTGATATATGGAACTTTCTGAGCGTTGAACTCCTTTTGGTCAATGCCTAAATGCCAAGCCCAATGCTTAGAGCTGAAACATTGTACGATTAGTCCGTCTTGACCTATAACAAATGCCGTAGCAATTCTCTCGGTGTTGCTATTCCAATAACGGCTAACTGCCTCAGCGTTGCCACTACCTGCCGTGTGATGTAGGTAGATTTGCGTTTTAACGGATTCCTCAGCAAAGTACTGCGTTTCCTTTAATCTGACTTGCTTGATTTTCGAGATGTCTAACTTCATAACGTGTTTTTTTATTTTAATTCCTCAACCTGCTCTTTGCTACGTTTAACGAATTTGATAAACTTATCCCAAACGTTGATACCAGTTACTGAATGATAACTCTCGTTGATTGACTTTACTTCCGTGAATACGCAGAACGCAGTAAATGCTTTTGTGAGTAGTAAATCTACTGAGATGAAATATCCCAATAAATCCGCTAAGACGAACTTTTCAAGCAAAAAGATAAATACTATCGCACCGCTATACAAAAGGCTCTTAGAAATCGTATTTGAAAGCCTACGAGAGCGAATTGATGCCCATCCGTTTTTTCTTACGCTTCTCCAAATGCCGAAACACATATCGAGGATGATAGTAGCAACTGCCATTAACACCATCGGTTTGACCGGTGCTAACACGGATAAAAAAGAAACCAAGAAAAGTGATTTAGTTTTCATACTGATTTACAATGTGCCACGTTAGATAAAAGCCATATGCACAAGCTAAGAACTTTTGATATAAGTGTTCTCCCTCAAACATAAGGGCTATACACGCAGCATAGCCCGTTACGAAGTACATTGAACCTATTGCGTCTTTATGCTTCATTTCTTAATGATTCAATTATCTCCTCATTGGTTCTTGTGTCTATAACAATGTATTCAACCCTTACAAGACCATTTTCGTCATAAATTTCGTTTCTTACTTCTTCCATTATTATACTGCTTTAAAGTTAATTCGAGCTACATTAGCATAGTTCAAAGAGATTAAGCTTCCTTGAGTTAATGTGGTTGGTACTGAGGCATAGGATACTGGATAAACAAATGTATTATATGGAGTACCAGTAGTGTTATCAGATGATATTGCAAGAGCTTTACTTCCATCATTTCCATATAAAGAACCAACTCCAAAATCTTTGTAAATTAAACCAATCCAATATGTAGTACCTGCTGTTAGTGTAATGTTACTTGGTAAAGTAAATGTCTTTATTCCAACAGTAGATAGACTAATACCTGATGAGATTGCCAATTGTGTTAATGGCTTTCCATTGCTATCAGAGTAAATAAAAATTTTAGCTTCTTGCGTTGCACCACTTCCGTTACACCAAATTGATAAATCACTAATTACAATCGTATTATTAGCAATAAACGGAGTAATAAACATTGCATTATTATTTGCAATAGTATAAGTAGTTTGATTTTCTGCTAATATCGTATTAGAATACCAAGATGAAGCAACAGTTTTAATAGGAACAAATAAGCCTCCACCATTTGAAGAACCTCCACTAAGATTTGAAACTGCTACTTTTTTTGTTACTCCGCCCTGCACAATAGGAACTACCTCAGTACCGGCAAGCGGAGTCGTTGCCGATGTTAGTGCTGATATTTTTACTTCTGCCATATTTTATATTTTATCTTTCTAATAATGTTTCGCCTGCCCACGAAAAGTCGTAAGCCGCACCAAAGCCACCTGCATTGAATGTAGTTTCAGTTACTAAAATATCGTCGCTCTCAGTAAACAAAAACGCGCCATTCTCAGCAAGTAAGTTGGTTACTTCAAGTCCGTTAATTTGACCATCAGCACCCCAACTAATCACGTTTAAAACTCCCTCTCCCCAATCGATACTATTTGCCATCTTTGTTTAGTTTAGTTAGAAAAACACGGAGCTTCTCAATGTTCTCTTGTTTTGGTTTATATGTTCCTACTTTTGTTCGTGTTCTCATAGTCTAAATGAACCAACCTGTGTAATTATTTTGTGTATCAGGATACATATCCCCGTTGCTATTTGTAGTGTACTCAGGGAATAAGTCATTGTTAAAGCAGATGTAGTCAATGAACCTCTCAGTATAATGCTGAGCAATTTGTCGTTCTTTCTCGATTAAGAAATCTACTTCGTTTTTTTCTACGTTCTCAGCGTTTTCAGATGAGTGCTTGTAGACACCTTTGTTAGCGATTGTATAAGCAGCGAAAGGGAGATATTCTACCATTGCCCAATGGATAAGCATCGGCTTAACGTAAGTATTTACCAAAGTAGAATAGTTACCTGAGAGTGTACCTGCAGTAATGTCAGCCTGTATCTTTTGAAGTAACTTCGTGCCTAAGTAGTTTTGAATATGTATGTCTTGAGCGATTTTTATGAACTGAATAAACTTGTCAGTATCTACGTTCCCATTTACCGCAGTAAATCGAACTAAATCGTCTCTTGTTATGAGTAGTGCAGTTGCCATTATTTATCTCCGTAAATTGGGTTAGTAGGTAAAAAGCCGTTGTAAGGCATATCAACAGGACGCTCTGCAACCAAAGACTCGTTCTTGATTACATATCCGTACTTCTCTGCTTTGCGAGATGCGATTTGTTTTGCGTTAGGAATGTCCAAAGCCTTACCCTCAAACTGAGCATAAACCTTTTTAAACCACATGTGATGACAGTTGCCTCCACCTTTGTATAACCAAATGTTGTAAGTAGCTGCTCCGTTAGGTCCCCATCCTGCGTTAACTGGCTGATTGCTCATTTTTAAGATGTCTTCCTTGCGGTAAACCTTTTTAGCTTTCATCATAGCTTGGCAGAAACCACGAGATTTATCGTCCGTCTTTCCTGCGTATTCGTATCGAGTTACAAACTTGATTCCGTCAATAACCTTGTCTTGCTTACTTGTAATGTTTGGACGTGCGTCTCCCGTGCTTACAAGCTCAACTAATTTGCTAAATAAGCTCTTTTTAGGCTCTTTAGAGAGTAGTTCGTTCTCTGCGTCGTCATTATCATAGTCAACGGGAAATTCGTCTATTAGAAGCCAATTATCAGCAGGCTCTTCTCCTAACTCAATCAAGGCATCTGCTACCTTTTCGCTTAAATGATTGTGCTTGCTTAGTTCAGTACCCGTTTCCTCAGCTACTTGCTCTTGATTTTGAGCGTTCTCCAAATCGGTAAATTCAAGCGGTTTAAGCGTCTTAAAGAATAAGTTAAGAGATATTCCGTTAAATGACAAGATAGTGTCTAAGGCCTCAAGTATTTCATCCTGAAGTGGCTTAATGACCATATTGTTGAATAAGATAAACGAGTTTTGTAACTCATCAGCATTTGAACTGAATCCGTTAGCACCTGCGATACCAAAAAGTAGCGGAGATGTTACGTTATGTCCGAGCATTATCTTACGCATACACTCCTCAGATAAGTAAGTGTAGTGTTCAGGAGCGTCATTCAAAGGCAAGTCATCTACCGTAGTTTTAGTGTCCATATTGTCATTGAACGCTACGATAACTTTCTGACCTTTGCTACCAGTAAGTTTGCTCAGAACCTTGTTTGTAATGATTGATTGCTGCTCCTCAGTAGGTACTCCGTTATTAAAGTTGACTACCTTAGTTCCTGAGAATCCGTTTTGAACCTCATTAATTAAATAATCGGCTATCTCCTCCTCCAAAAGTGCGTAAGGAACTGCACCTTGATAGTCAGGATAAGCGTAATACTTCATACCTACTGCGTAAGGCTTAGAGAATAAGATTTCTATTTTCTCTTTAGAATATCCGTAAGCAGGTATTCTCTTAGGCACGTATTTCTTTACGTCAGTCCAATCGTCCGAGTAATAGTAGGCTTCGATTTCTCCGTCTTTATTACATTTCTCAGCACGCAAAAGATTTACAGGAATGTGGTAAGCCTTTAGGATTCTATCGTGTTTGTCATTGTAGTGTACTTGGATAGCAAACTGACCAAGCATTTTACGGTCAAGCGCAATCTTACGCAAACACTCCTTTGAAAACATCGCCATCGCTTGAGCGTACTCGTTAGGCTTGCGAGAAGCATCAACTGCTGATAAGCCACGGCCATAGACAAGACGTGATATGTTATTGATGATTGCGTTGTTGGTAGTGGAGTTCGTGTATCTATCCAAGAGGAAAGAGTAGTAATTATTGTCTTCTCCAAAGTCAACCCAAGCATCACGCTTACTCTCCTGAATGACGGGAGTAGTATATGCTGATAGGTTTAAGACGTGTACGTTGTTACTCATAAACTATGAACGTATTTGATGTGGTATTAGATGTGTATTCTCCGTTGTTTACTGAGAATGTTACGATGTTTTGGTCAGTACAAAAGATTCTATCCTTGTAAACGATGTCCGTGTTTTTGTAAAGTACCAAATCGTAAAAATGTCCTTCTTTTAAAGCGAAAGTAGCCGTGATTGTTTTCACATAGTCGCCATTTGTTTGCGATGTGATAGCTACCGTTACTGGTGTGTTCGTTTGGTCGTCAGTCAGCACCATTGAAGTAGGTGTATCTCTCGGAATAAACGAGAAAGTCTGAGCTGATGTAGATGTCGTTAGTACAATCATACTAAAGTAACTAAGATGCTACCGATTTGTTTTAAATGCAAAAAGGGCAGCCAAAGCCACCCTCTTTACACGCTATGAAGAAAACGATTAAGCAGTTACGATAGTAGCAGAACCGAAAGCAGTTGCTAAAGCTGATTCAGTAGATACATCGATTAAGTTTGCAAGTAATTGCTCTTGACCTACGAAAGTCAAAGTGTAGCCGTTAAGGTCACCCATTGCAGTTCCGTTAGATACGTTAGCAGTAGTCAATTCCATTCCGTGTTCAAGACCTGCGAAGAAGAATTGATTGTTACGGTTGCGGATGATAACGTGAGGACGTCCGTAAGCTAACAATTTAACTGACTTGTGTGTAGTAGCATCTTGCTTCTTTAAAGTCATTGTCAAAGTTTGCTCAACGAATGTAGTTCCGTTTTCACGAGATGAGTTTACGACTTGCTCAAAAGAGTTAGTTCCTTTGAGTTCGTATTTGTAGAGAGAAGACACACCTGCTACTGAATCGATAACGTCAGTATTGACAGCATCGTAAGTGATAGAAGTGTAGTCATTGTAGTTAACGAAGTATACTGCATCTATGCCTCCTACGGCATCTTTACATACTTCGAGTCTTCCATTGGCGAGGTCGCACGACATAATTGGTTGATTTTGAGTTATTTATAAAAAAGGGAGGGAAGTTTTTTACCGCCCTCCCCGATTATTTGAGTTTAGCTAAGATTAGTTAGCAGAGTTTGTGATTCCGTAAGTAACAACGTCAGATGCGAAGCCGTATTTAGCGTCAGCAGTAAATCGCATAACTACACGTACGTTTTGTGAACCATCGATGTCACCCATATCCAATACTTTAACTTCGTTCAAGTCAGAAAGAAGACCAGTTGCAAAGTACAAGTTAGATTTTTGGCTCAATAAAGCTGTGTTAGCAGCAAGACCGTTAGCCATAAATACACGAACACCATCAAAGTACAAATCACCAAGAACTTGGTTTGTACCTTTGTTATCGTAACCGTTAGCACCTACACCTGAAGCAGCGAAGCCACCCAATGCACGAACATAAGCACGATAGATGTTAGAAGAAACGTAAAGAGTCAAGTCTTCTTTTCCGTAAAGAGCAGCAGGACAAGCGTCAACGATTTTACCAAGCTCAGTAACAACGTTAGCAGCAGTTACAGTAGTACCTGCAACTTCTTGTGCAGCAGGCAAAGAAGCGTCAGTAGTCAACTGAGTCATAATACCTGCGAACTCACCTGCAGTAGCGTTAACACCTTGCCAAATTGAAGTTTCCATACCTGCAGCAACTTTCTCAGCAGCGTGTGCGATAAGGAAGTCAGCGAAAGACTTAGGAAGAACGTCAAATGCAGAGTAACCCATTTGAATGGCATCCCAATCTGAACGGAAGTCAGTTTTACAAAGTTGTAAGTTAACTTGGAAAGACTCAGGCTGAAGAATTTTCTCAGTAAGAGTAATTGTTGACGTAGGGTCAAAGTCACAAGTAGCGTTTTTGATGATACCATCAGTAGCAACACGCTTGATAACTTGCTTATATTTGACGTTAGGCATAATTGTGATACCGC